GTATAAATAGTGCACTAGCACTGTTTATATATAAAAATCGTATTTATATACCCCCCGATTTTTATAATATAAACCCGAGAGGCGCTAGTATTTTACTTCTACACTAAGAAGGTTTCGCATTTTGTTTTTGCGTAAAAAGATCCTCTAATAAACCGAGTGGTTGTCCATTTTTGTTTTCTGGACGAAAAGATCCCCTAATAAACTGGGTAGTTATAATTTATTGTCTAGTATAATACATATATGGATTAAAACCTACAGATGGCAATGAGTTCGGATCATTTATATCTCCTATATACAATGTAGCTAATTTATCATTCTCTTGTAATGGATAAATTAATGGAGCTATAGTATGAAATCCGAATCTACTTTCGTCTGTTAAGCCGTAATATACAGTCGCATTAACGATATCATCTTTCGCCGATGTAAATAAAAACAATAAGGTGCCCATATCTGCTATGGACAAGTTGGAATACTGCCCAGTAAGCTTACCAGGACCTCCAACATACTTATAAAAAGTGGTATTTGGCACAACAAATTCAAAATAATTGTATTGTAATTCTCCAGTGTGCTCTCTGGATTGAAAAATTGGTAGATCTATAAAAGTTACGGGATGTCCACTTCCATCCACAGTTTGATAGTCTATATCGGCTGGCGCTACTGTACAAGCGCGAACCGTTAAAGTTGAAACATCCACAAAACAATTTTGTGGAACATATTTTACCAACATATTAACAGCCTTATCGATTTTCATACGCATTTTAAAACCAATGTGTTTTCCATAATACATGCCTGCTGTTAACATGATCGGATTGGATGCAGTAGAAGCTAAAACTTCTCCTCCAAATTCAGCTAATGGTAAAGTATAAAAAGATTGTCCATTTGCAATGGTAGTTTGAAAATTTCGTTGCTTATATGCTCTTCTAATAATTTCTCTGATGTTCTTATAAGGCAACAATCGATCTGAATAAGCTTCGCTCGCATCTTCCATTGATGTGTTTATATCTAATACACTCTGATTTTGCGGTTCATTCATCACATCTAAACTCTGTGCTTTCATTGCTTTAAGAGATTTGACTTCTTTTGGCAAAGCGTCAAAAATGGAAAACATCTGAGCAGCCTCTGTGGCATACCCATAAAACTTAAAGTCATCTCCTAAAGAATAAAAAATATTAAATTCGACATCTATTGGCGAACCTCCTGAATTAGCTAGAGGTTGGGCTACATATAAATAATAAATACCATGAAACATGGCTTCTGAACTGTTATCTCTCATGCATGGCGTAATCTTATTTCTGCATAAGTATGGTAAATTGATAGTTTGAATCTGACCTCCTGCTGTAAATTCCATTAAATGGGAGGGTGCATTTAAAATATCCTTATAAGTGGGATATCCATTCGTTATCTCAAACGATGGATTATATAGTTGTAATAGTCGTAGTTTTACTTGCTGTTTATTATTCATAACCGACTGAATATGAATATTAATGGATCCTCTCCACCCTCGAGATAAAAGGTGAAGAAGCTGAATGTTATTTGCGAATAAATAATAATTAGGAGAAAGAGAAGTACTTTGTTTAGGCGATATTGGCCTAGACCATAAAAATGTTCCTACTGGGTCTACTTCTTTAACTGTAATTCTATCTATAAATTGTGGTTTTCCTATTATATGCAACATGTCCATTTCATCTTGCAATGTGTTAAAGTCTGGACCTTGCATAATCCGATCTACGTTAGTAGTGGGATCTAGTTTCTCAAAATATTGCCTAGAATCATTAACATTAAGATAATTACGCGGTGATACGACTATCTTATCTGACATTTGAGAAAAATTCGGATTGTGCAAGCCTAAAAATGAAAACATGCCTGTTCGCATTCCATCAATGGCATCTCCAATGGTGTCTTTTACAAAGCTGACACCGGCATCTGCTATTCCATTAGCTATCTTCAGAATTTGAGATTGTGAATATTTTATATATCTTGGGCTCGGAACCAAAATATCTAAACTATTAAAAATCGCTTCTGAAATAATATTTAAAGTCTTGGATGCTCCATCTGATGGCGTCAATGGATTCATAATTAACATTACAATAGTTCCAAAATTAGCATTATCTTTGGAAATATCGACACCGGGAGTAACAGTTCCAAAGGTGCCTGTAGTAGGACTAGTATCTAAACTGCCTAAATCTGAATTGCAAAACCATGGAACATGCAACGATAGCGATGTAGCTTCATTGGCATTTAAAAAACCATGTGGACCTGTCATTAGAGAATTGACTATTCTTTTAAAATCTCCTCCTGAATAAACTTGAGTTAAAGGTGGTAAAATACCGACTAAGATACATCCTGAATGTACGATAGTACCGGCTACTGAAAAGTTAATAGTTAAATCTGATCTAAAATATGCGCCTAACTTAACGGCGTTCCTTAGAGATTCATTAGAATTAATTATATCTCGTGGTAATTTATTGTAACTTAATGGTAATATTGAATATCGAGTAAAAGTATCCTTCCATTCAGTACTCTCTAAAAAGAAAGGTCTATTAATAAAAGGTTTGGTATCTATTCTAAATTCTTCTCCTATATCTATAATTGGATAATCTGTAAATGTGGGTTGAACAGTGTTAATTTGTCTGGTGGCTATAGAAGCCACGGAAGTCGAGATTAACTGACTCGACGATTGCAAATCATAATTGATTTGCTGTGTAAATTTCTTATCTATTAGTTGTGTAGTAATATAATTTTCAACTGCTCTATTACTGAAAACAGTATATGTCTAAATAGGTTTTACATATATTTAATTAGCGTGGTTTCGACAAATACCACTTATAACTCAAAATATAATAACGATGTCTAACGTCAGCGAATGTGTAATAATAATAATAATAATAATAATAATAATAATAAAAATAACAATAATTAAATAAAAATAAAAATAATAATAATAATGTTATCAAAATTCATATGCTTTTTTATAATAAAAAGCATATGAGTCATCTTCAGTCATTATCTGCTTAATTCTAGAATCTCCCAATTCAATAATTGGAAAATCTCCTGAATCAGAGACTGAAACGATCTTTGTCCAAGCTCCTTCTATCAATGTATGATACGGAGAATATCTATGCAAATATTTCTCTATTTCAAAAACAGTTGCTCTTCCAGACATAACATCTATATAATCTTTGTTGGAATCTGTATAACACAGCATATTACATAGTGTTTGTGGAGCTAAACTTCCAACGTATTTCCCTAGCTCCTTATGAAATACGAATTCTCTTTTCAAAAATTGTGTACTAAGAAGGGGTTTGCTCTCGTAATCAATCTCTCCCTTAACTGCGTCTGTAAATGTCATACCTAACGACTCAGCAAAGCTTTTAATAGTCAAACAATTAACAATCTTTCCTAGTTCTCCTTTCGTTGCAAACAATTTATCATCTCCTAAAACAAAATCCAATATAGAAAGCGCTTCATTAACTCTAGGCGGTCTATTGACTTTTTTACACTCTCGGTAATATGTCATAAAAGTTATAACCCTATTATAAAAAGAATTAAATAAAGCTGTTATGTACGCTCCCGATGGCATAGAGTGGGTGCAATAATGCAACTCTTCTCCTACTAATACCAATCCTCGCACACATGAATTTAACAACAATTCTAACACAGGTCTCAATTTTCCGTCATAAAATTCTAAAACGACTTCGTTCGTCAAATCTTGTATTTCAGGAGCACAACTTCCATCGTAATCTCCAAAATCTCCGTCTCCATGAAAATCGTAACTATTCAAAATATTAAACAACTTATTAAAATCCTTAAAAGGATTAAATCCTATACATATCCCATTGTTCCACATATTCTTCTTAATGTGACCTAATAGTTTGCCTAAGGTCATCTTCAACAAGAACGTATGATGCAATGGAGCCACTCTAAAAGTACGTGGCTTGTTCATCTTTTCCTCGTTACGAGCTTCGTCCTTAAATGCTTCGTAAAACATTAAATCTTCTTTCGTTACCGAATCTTGATTACAACGTAAAATAAAATCATCTAATTTCTTTTGAAATTCTGGTGATATAGTTCCCTCTTGAATATTCATGTATACGCTCTTCTCTTTGGCATAACCTAATCCATTAACTGAATCTTTATTCATGGGACCTACATTACTTCCATCTCCTTTAACGGTTTCTTGCAAAGTGAGATCATCGAATTTTGTCATCATAGTTCGCAAACACTTCTTAGCGAACTCTTTCTCTTCAAAATCCAATTTAGGAACACTCTTAAAGGATTTCTTAGCTCTAGTTTTAAGGCTTCTCAGCCCATCAAATAAGAAATTAGGAGGACCTCTTAATCCTACAACCTGCACTTCTTCCATCAATAATTCGAATAAAGGGGTTTTCTGCAATGATGATACTCTTAAAGGACGTTTAACGAATTCGGTATTATTCTCCAACCTTAAACCAGAATATTTCGCCTCATTCTTATCAGGACGAATTGTAACTTCTGGTGAAATAGAAGATTGCTCTAAATAATAATATAAAGATCTTTTAAAACTCGTGGACCAAATATTTGCATATCCTTCAACTTCGTCTCCTGCGCTATGCATTCCTACTATGCCATTTTCTGAATCTACTATTAGAGATCCACACAAGCCGGACGCTGTAATAGGATAATTTATTCCTGAATGTTTCAGAAACATTCTATCTTTCCGAACTCCTTTAACTACAAAATCTTCTGGATTCGATCTATAATTTCCTATTAAAGGTATAATACCCTCACAATTTATGAAATTAGGATCTCTAAAATTAATGGTTCTTAAACTAGGCTCTAAAGATGTTAAAATACTAGAATACATAGGTATTGCGGTCTTAATCTTAATTAATGTTACATCATGTTCTTCATTTTCATAAACAACTTCATATGGAACATTATTTTGCTCAAACGATGAATTTTCCATGCGAGACCAGCTCTTAGCAATATTTAATGTTCCTGTTTTAACTTCACATCCATGCCACGGAACAATGGCAATTCTTCCATGCATAATAGATTGACAAATAGTCGCTTTTCCCTTATTAGGGAAAATGGATAATATTCTCATAGAGCTACGAACTTTTGTTAATTTAGTCGTCATAGGCGTTTCTCTAGTAAAATCATTATCAGCACTTTGATATTTCATAATCATGGCTTGTTTCATCTTTGTCAATGCTACTGCACTTAAAGAATGTCCTATGGCAGTTCCTACTAAAGCTTCCGCCGATGTTCCAGTAAAAGCATAGCACACCAACATTCCAAATAAACATTTTAGAGAAATTTTAATGGCAGTATACATAGGAGTCTCTTCCGCACTATCCATAAAATAACTAGAAACAATTTCAATCAAATATGAAGCAAACGCGACAGTTAAAGCCTGCGCAAAGGCTGACGCGACATAAAAAGGAATGTTGCTAAAAGACTGAAATCTAAATTCATTCTTATAATTATCTATAACAGCAACTCGCACATCATCTACGGCAGATAAATTAAGATTTCTCCTATTATCCTCAAGCGCCTGAGCCATAATATAATCCACCCAAGCCACAATCTTATTAGGATTAGAAGCTGGCATAGTAACTGGCACATGTTCCATATCCGGAAATAAAAACGAATTTTTCCATTTTTCCGGCTCTAAACTCTTATAATCAAACTTCTCATATTTAATATCCCCGCTGGGAATTCCATTAACATAAGAGACGTCTTTCATATTTATCAAATGAACTCGTCTATACAATGCATCGATTTCAGCAATACCGTCGGACTTCGTAAGTCCAGTCATATTTCTAAATTTGTTGGTAGTACATATAATAAACTCGCTATTAAAAGTTTTGGTGTTCTTAAGATCGGCATTAGCACAATCTAAAGGGTAAATTATGCAAGATACCCAATTGATAATCGCTCGCCACTGTGATATAGCTTGCTGACCTACATCATCCATTAAAAAAACGCTTTGATTGTTATAATCATCATAAAAATCCTTACCAGCATCACTAGGTGGCACAGTATGGGTATATATAGTATGATTTTTCGCACGCAAATATTCCGTTAACAAAGATGCTAACGTACTCTTTCCACATCCTGGTGGACCCTCGAAAACAATACAAATCGGTTCTGTTCGAGTTGCCGTGGTGTAAGCTGCACAACTCTTCATAATAACATTACAAAAATAATTATACTCATCTTTTAAAAATTTGAAATTCGGTTTGGCTAACTCAACAAGAAAACCTTCGTGGGTCTTCACTTTATTATGCAATTCTGTTATTTTCTTACGATAATTCAAATCGTGTAAAACTAAATTACATTTTCTGTATTCCACAATGACTTCTTCGAGATCTGATGAATATTCATAAATCTTTAATCCCGCTGTAAATTTTAAAAGAAACTGCAAAACATACTCTAAACCCGGTATATGAAATTTTTCAATAACAAATACCAATGAAGATTCTACTAAATCTACAAAAGTAGAAATATATCTCATAATCAAATTAGGAGCATCTGACAACTTTTTATTAGACAAAAGAGAAAAAATTTTAATTTTGTCTAAAACAACAGAAGGAAAACCGAAAGTCATTAATAATGGAATAAAAGAATCATCTCCTAAACTTTGTGTGCGCATCTCATCTTTCAAAGAAGAAAGACGCAATACAACTGAATAAAATCGTCCTAACCAACATAAAAGTTTAGATGGTGTAAAAAAGAATGGATCACGCATTTCAGCTAATAAAGCTAAAACGTCTATTACAAAAGCCGACATGTTCTTAGTGCCGACCTTTGTTGCTTGTTTCGCTAGTTCTTGCACGCATTTCATAGCTTTGAAAGGCGCTGTAACAATCTGCGAAAAATCTTGCAAAGTGGAAAAAATTCCTTGCTCTTCCCATCGCTTAGTGTGACGAGTAGATTTTTTAGAAATCTTTTCATGAGCCTTTGCGCTCTTAACATTATTTCCAAAAACGTTCAAAACTATAGAAAAATCAGAAGTTTCTAACTTCGTGGTTTTAAAATAATTTGAATCCCTATGCTTATCAATGAATTTCTTAAATTCTTCACAGTCATACTGGTAGATTGCGTTCTGATCGTAATTAAATGAAAACCAAAACTCTTTGTCTAAGTCTTCATCTTCATCACACTCCCGTCTATCGTACCAAGCAAATCTCTTATTAACAAGAGTATAATTTTTATCTAAATAATTTCTGGCATAATTTATAATTTTAAATCCTGTCATTTTTATATCTGTGTGGTCTATAATTGTATAAATCGCTTATAAGTGCTAATATAGTATTAATGTAGTTTCATTTGGTTTGATTTTAGTAGGAGGTGCCTACTTCCCTTCTCTTAACGCGAAGAAATACGTTTTACTTAAAATATAAGACTATAGTAAAAAGAAAAGTAAAAGAAGAGAACAGATATAACATTTGAATTTGACTATTAAAAATCATTAAAATAATATTAAAATAAGTATTCAAGCCAGTGAAATTAATCTAACCTGGAATAAACACATAACTAATCGATTCGTAGATGTACCGTAGCACTCCCAGCTAATCCACATGGAACGTCTATTAGTTAATGTAAATAATAATAAAATAATAACTCATTAAAAGTGAGGAAATAACAACAAACATTATAAATGTTAGAAATTTTTGATCCGACTAAATATATGATATCACAACCTAGGCGATCCGAAGCAAAAATTAAAATGGAGACCAATCCGTTTTAATAATTCTCGGAGCTGTTTACCTTCGAATTAAGACAAAAATTTGCTTTAAAAATTAGAAAAGAAAATATAGAACCTTAACAAAAGAAAAATTAAGGTATAAAGAAATAAATAAACTGCCGAATGTAGAAAGACTACAAACGGCAGGAATAACGCCCTACTTTAAAGCACATGAAAAAAAAA